AGTTCTTCGTGCAAGTTCCATGCAATCTTTGGGTATTTGCTAACAGGGCTAACAGCAACGCCAGTAGGATTGGCTTCCACAACTTTGCCATCACCGATGTAAATAAACGCATGGTTCCAGCGGGATATTGTTCCTAGTCGAATCAACTTACCGAATATGCCTTTGGTTGTTACTACGCCATAGTCTCCTGCGACGGGCTGGTAACTCACTTGTCACCTTCTAGCAGATCCTTAAGATGTTCAATCTCTTGCTTCTCTAGTTTAAGGATGTGGCGAATGATCATGGCATCACGCTTGGTCTGCCCGATAAGGGCAATACCGATGATTAGTTCTACTGTCACAGCAAGCCATGAGGCAAGGTTCATCCACAGGATGTAGTTATGTGTGTCATGAAACAACTCAGGTTGCGCCCACCAAACAAATGTCATGATGGACCAAGCAAGGACAAAATACCAGTTGCGGATAAGGCCTTGAATCTTCCAAGAAATATTCTCGCTAAACGTTAATACATCGCCAGTGTCTGGGTGAATGTATTTTTTCTTAAACATTATGCTCCCTAATGTGCTGTTCGAACTTGCCGTCTAACATGCTGACCTTTAGGTCTATGCCATGCTGTCTTTCGACTAATGTTTCGATCATAGGAATGATTTGCTTGCGGATTGCATCATTAAGTGAACCGCCAGAATTAGGCAATACCTCATGCTTGATAGTCTTAATATCTGCTGAGGATTGGCTTTCTATATCCTTAACAACGTTCTTAACGCCATGCTTAAACAAAAACCAAAACCCTGTTGCTACCGCACCGATGGTAAATACATCGTTGTAGAGGATGGTTGAAATATCTGTTTGATTCACTGCCATATCCTTTATGCGACGATTGTACGGAACTGAAGACTGATAACACCGCCGAAGCCATTAAAGCGACGATCAGGTGGCGCCTCACGGCTGAAAGAAATACTCTCAATAACGCCACGAATAGTTTCGCCATTGGTAAAGTCTTGCAAGATGATTACATCGCCATTTGACTCAACGCTTTCAAGTGCAGTCAAACGCTCCATAGCACGGCCGTCATAGCCAGTAACCATGTTGTAACGGTCTTCTTCAAAGTCATAGCAAAGCAATGGCATTGTATAGATACGCTCACGCGCTACTGCTGGTAGGGCTTTAAGTTGATAGCCATTGAACGAATCTTCACTACCCACCTGTTGACCAGATGCTGAATAAAATGTAAACTTCAAAGCAATTGATTCTTGCGGGGTAATGTCAGTTGTCTGATCTAGCCCTGTAATGTCTTGGGTAAAGTCAAATGTGTTATCAACAGTAATGATGTCGGTAACTAATCCTGTGGACAATACGCTTGATAGTTTGATCTTGCCCTGAATTGGTAGCGTCTCACGCAACTTGACCAATTCAAAGTGTTTATCTTCAAGAGTGAAGTAACGAATCTGGCCAGTTTGTAGGTAGCCACTGGATACAAGATTGGTGGATTGTTGGTACACACCCGTACCTTTAACGCCAATGACAAGTTTATTGGTTTGTCCCATGACGCAGACGGCTACAGCCTCTGCCGTAGATGGCACACGAAGGTGTGTAGCCCATCCCATTTGAAGCGTACCAAAGTCACGGCTTAGATCAATCTTGATAAGACCAGATGAGTATGTGCCATCGCCATTGTCAATGTAATTTGAGATAGTGACATAGGCATAACGGTCATTAAAGACAAGACTGCGGCAAGCAAGGCCGTTAAGGACGGTTGCACTGGCTGGGTCGTAGCCATTGGTAATAACAATTAGTGGACCGTAGGTAATGTAACCATTAGATACAAAGCCTGATGTATCAATGGTGCCGATACGGATGCCCTTGTTTGTGCCAAGCACAATGAACTTGCCCAGGTATGCTCCCATGCAGTTGATCTGCTCGCCTGTAGGCATAAGAGCAGCCTCAAGGCTGCGGGTAAGTAGCGGGATAGAACCTGTTGTTGTATCTAGTGCTAGTCTGAAGATAGACGAATAAGAACCAGCATAGCCAGAAACGTAAATATTATTTGGGCCTTCACAGATGGCTGTCCATTTCCATGATGGGTTTGGGTGAACATAGATTGGCAGATTGCTATTGCTTGCCAAGGTAACAGTACCTGTGGCAGAGGCATTGTTAGATACTGCCGCATTGTTGATAAAGAAAGTAAACTGTGTTTGGCTAGGTACGCTGGTGACTGTAAAGGTACCGTTGTATGGGCTACCTACGCCAGCAAGAGTAATCTCTGAACCGACAACAAAGTTGTGAGCAGATGAGGTAGTGATGTTGGCGTTAAACGCACCATCAATATATGTGCTTGCCACGTTATATGACGCAATGGCGTTTACCTCAAACAAGCCACCGTTGATGCCAGCGATAAGACGCTGCTTAACCCAACCAAGTACGCCTGTGGTTACAGTGTTAAGAAATGATGGATTGGTAAAGATCAATGTGCCGTTTGTAGCGCCAGTCAAAGGACCTTTGTAAATGCCTGTGGCATTAAGGACATAGTAGTTTGCACCATCTTGAGCAAGGGCAAGGATTGTGCCACTGCCGCCCCATGTAAGGGTTGAAGTGGTAGATGTGGTGGTTAACTGCAAAGTTGAGCCAGTTGCTGTCAAGTATAGATTTACCCCATTGGCATCTGTGCCACCCACCATGATAGGTGTAACGCCACTGCCAACTGTGATGCTGGTATTTTGTGTAACATCTGGGAGTAGCGTTACTCGACCAATGTTAAATACATCTACACCAGCGGATTTGTTGAAGCGGTAGCCAACCGTCTCGCCTTCAATTGGTTCCTCATAACGAATGCCTGCACCGTAATGAAACGAGGATTGGCTACGAAGCCACCAACCTGTGAGCGTCTGCTCACCTGGTTCCTTCTGTTGGTCAATCTGTTGCTTGCGATACTGGGCTGTCTCACGCTTGTATGGATGCTCTTTGTCAATACCCAAGAAGAAGGGTAGACCAGCGACAGCGCAGTCGTAGTTATTGGATGTGTTGTAGTAAGTGGCGCCTTGGTTTGCTGGCTGTCCAATAGGGTCTGTTGGTCTTTCAGCGATATGCTTGAAGCCGTCTAGTGCCACATCTACTCCTTAGTTTGTTCCAATAAAAAAGCCCCGCACTTGGCGGGGCTGGGTAATGCTTTTACTTAGGCTTTTGCAGCAGCAAGCAATGTGTCAATGTCATCTTGGGTAAGTCCAAGACCGATCAATTTCTGGTTAGTTGCAGCCAACTTAGCAGCCTGTGCTGCAGCAGCGGCATCAGCCGCAGCCTTTTGGTCTGCCGCAGCCTGAGCAGCAGCAGCCTGTGCAGCAATCTCATCGGCGGTAAGTGGGCGAGTAGTTACTTCTTGCGTCTCACAATTTACCTCTACGGCCATTGGTGTATCAGACATTTGTATTCTCCTTTAGTAAATGTGGTGCATATTGGTTGAGTATTTCTAAAGCGTACTGAACTTTATCTTCTATTCTTTGTCCTGGTGGCTGTGCTTTAGACCAAAGTTCTAGATTTTCTATGCGATTATCTGAACGATTGCCATTCTTATGATGAACAGTCTCGCTTCTGGTCAATAGCCTGCCTAAACTTTTAGCCATCACAAGTCTATGTTCAAGTCCAAATCCATTGACTGCAGATGTTGGATTTTCTGGAGCATATACAACTATGTATCCGTTTTTATTAACATATCTTTTTTCAGAGCGTTTTGGCTCATGCACTATATGAGGACTGCCATAAAGCGCGTTTCTTTTATAGTGCATTTGGCATAGACCCTGAGCGGCATGAGGCTTATCGCAATTATCTATTGTGCAATTTATATGCTGAACTTTTCTTCCGCTGCCTGAACCGCCCAATGGATTGCCATACTTTTTAAACTTTTGGTAATGCCTGCTGCAATAACCAAGCCCAAATTTTTGTCTTTCACATGACTCAACAGCGCATGGGTAATAGTTTTTATAGGGCATAGTGTTTATTCTATCACGAATTGCGGATGCCGTAAAGGTAGAAGGAAGAACCTGTTACAAGATTACCTGATGAACCAGAAAAGGTTATTGATGTAATCGCAGCGCCAATTCTGCTTAGAGCAGCGGTGGCGGTTATATAAGCAGCAGTTGTGTTGTTTTCTTGCATTGTAATTATTGAAACTGGGATAGATGAAGTTGAAGTATAATTAGGAATATAAACTTCATTGTTAGCAAATGTATTAGCCGTTGCAGTTGCTCCATCATAAGGTACGCCCATATCCATATTTGCCGCACTTGATGTTTTGCCAGATGAAGCAGCCGTTCCTGTGCCAGATAATTTAGTGATGCTGTATGAAGTACCAGTAACACCATTAAAAGTTATTCCTGCAAAATCGTAAGGACTTGAATAATCCGTTCTTACAGAAAATCTAATAACCAAATCCGTGTAAGTCTGCGGAATTGATGAGAAGGTAACAGAAGCAGCGGATGAGCCAAGAACTTGACTGCTGATAAGGGTGTATGTAGCAGCCATTTGTCAAATCCCCCAAAGAGTAGCGGTTGTGCCAACAATCCAAGTATCACCTGAAGGATAGACAGAAATAGAATTTATCGCAGCCGTGCTACGCCATAAACCTACTGTTCTTTCAGTTCTGCCTGAACCGTTTTGGTCATTAGAATCTGTAAATAGTACAGTCTTGTAAGTTGAGCTAGCATAAGAAAAAATGTCTAATGTTAAAAATGCTGGAATTGTTGTGGAAACTGCCGAAGTAGAAACAATCCAATCAACGCGTGATGTGTAGTTTCCTGATGTGGCTGAACTACCATCTCCAAACAAATAAGTTTCTGAATAGTTTGTGCCAGTATCTCCATTTACTTGGCAACGAGCAGAACTGCCAAGTGTAGATTTTCCAACCAGCACCAAACGCAAATCCGTATAGGTACTTGGGATGCTGGAGAATGTAATGCTAGAAGCAGCGCTTGAAAGCGTTTGCGTTGCGATTGGTACATATGTAGCAGTAGCCATTATGATACTCCGTAAAGGGTAAAGGTAGTAGCGGTAGTAAACGCATTAATTCCACTAACATTTATTTGTATTGAACTGATTGCACTTGTTGATTGATACAAACCTGATGCTAATTGAACTAATGAATAAGTAGTATCATTCAAATTGTAACCGTTAAATACTTTCATTGTTTTGTATTTTGAGGTTGAAGCGTAATCAATAATGTCAATAATGCTTGCCCCAACATATCCACTATTTAACGAATTGGCACCATAATATGTTGCCATATTAGTAGTTGAAGCGCTACCACTTGCGGTTACAATTCCACCTCCACCTTGCAATTGATGATAAGAATAACCAGATGTTGATGAATTGAATTGAATGTTAAATGAACCGCTACCACTACCACCAGTTCCGGTATCTTTAGAAATACCACGAATTTGCAATGATTTGTAAGTACTTGGAATTGATGTAAAACTTAGAGTAGTTGATACGCCATTGCCATTTACCGTAGCAATCTTGAAGAAGTTGCTTGTCACCAAATGCCCAGTTATTGATGAGGCTAAAATGCCTGGTATTACTGCCATTAGGAAATATCCCCAATCACGGTAAATGTATTTGTTCCTGTGCAAATAATTGTAGCAGCGCTATACTGCGCACGAAGGTTCGGAGCAGCAACGGTTGCACCTGTGGATGTAATAGTTACACCTGAACCTGCCGCAATGCTGACTTGCCCAGCACCAATTTGTTGAACGTTTACTTGCTGTCCTGTGGTAAATACACTTGGCGGCACTGTCAAGGTGATTGCTGATGCGTTGCTTAAAGTAACTAATTTATTTGCATCTGTGCTGATAAGCGTATAGGTTGTTCCCGTCTGAGCATTAAATGATAAGTTAAAATTAGCCCCTGGCAAATTTAACAAAGTGTTACTATTGTAATCAATTGTTTTATTTGTCAAGGTTTGAGTGTCGCTATCGCCAACGACGTTTCCAGTAATTCCATGTACGCCTGATGATGCAGCCTCATGGTTGGCAGCATCGGTTAGATCCTGGGCTGTGATGACGTGACGGATAACCGCACCAACTCCGTGCGCTGTAGCGGTTGTACCGTTAAAGCCACGAGTAATGGTTAATGTTGAACCAGAAATTCCAGTTACCAAAACAAGTTCTTCTAATGCGCTGTTATAGTCAATTGCTAAAACAAAGGGATAAGTGCTTGGGTAGCCCACTGGCGAGGTATTAAGAATCGCCGTTGTAGATGAACTGGTGATTGCTGAAGCAAGCGTGTTGTCAACCGCAATCGCGGAGTAGTAACGTGTCACTGGCTATCCTAACTTGTGTAATGCGTCCTGGGCGGGAACTGCGCTTCAAGACGACGAATCTCAATTTGCAGGCGTTGCTGGTAAAGATTTTGAATAGCACGGCCAATGTTAACTGCTGAGCCGATTGGGTTATTTTGACCCATTGCTCCTGCTTCTGCAGATAGCGCAGGTACACGACCAAAGTCTAGGTACATTGCAGTACGGTATGCCGCACCAAGGACAATTACCTCACGGCAAGTATCTTCAAGGCCAGTCATAGAAAAGTCATCTGAATCATATTGCAAGACAGTTGGCTTTTTGGTGTAAGTCACCATGATCTGACGACCAGGAATGATGCCTTCACGAATCGAGATAGTCTTACCGCTGTTCCATACAATTGGGTTAGCAGTACGATCTACACGGTAATGGCGAATTGGTAGCCATTCCTTAGATGGGCCGATGGTCTGCCATGAGGCAGCCAGCACATCTACGCATTCATCTGGAAGGACATAAGTTGTCACTGCGGCTTGGAATGTAAAGAGTGTGTAGTAAACGCCAAACAAGTCTGGGTATACAGCATCAATTGCTTGCTGTAGGTTACGGCGAATTACTGAGCGTGGGAATGAAGGAGTGATAGTTACTCGTACACCTGCTAGGTGAACAGCAGCGGTTGTATCTCTAAATCCTCTGCCATAGGCAGGGACAGTGGCTGTGTTGGTTGTACGGTCAAATGAGTCAACCCAGATCAACTCATCGTCAATTTCAACCAAGCCACGAGTTAGCACAGTGCCATCGGCAACTGTGAAGGTTAGGTCAGTTGGCGCCATAGGCGCAATAAGAAATGTAGCCTGATCTTGACGGTTGGTGTAACCTGTCAGCGATAGGGCTGTTTCGTCTATAAGGTCTGAGAAAAGTGTCATGAGGCTATCAAAGAGGCGGCTAAATTCTCGCCTAGTCCGTAGGTGCCAGCAAGTTTATTCAAGATACCTGGCATGTCTGTACTATAGTTGATAGCGCCAAAACGCTGAACGTAAAGATAGTTAAGCGCACCATCCAAGTCCAAAGGCGTAGGTGTGGCTGCCCATTTATTGGCAGCACCTTGTGCGTCAAGGGTTGGTACCCCATTGACAATTGTGCCAGCCAATCTGTTTAAACTGTATTGCAGAGTGGGTACAGTCATTATCTACCTTTCACTGAACTTGGATGTGCTACTACTTGCACTTCTTTGCCACCGATGATGATGGTCTTAGTTGTAACTTGGTTTGCTTCGCCAGTTATCTTTACTTGTTTGTTGGCCATGTGACGGTACCGCCCACGCCTTCGTAAGAACCTTCTGGTGTAGCAGTTGGCTTACCGTCTAACTTGCCAGTTGTTTTTGGCATGTTTTTATCGCATCCGCATGAAACGCACATATTATTTACCACCCTTTTTAGGCATTGCTACCTTCTTGAGATTTGGATTTGCCTTCTTGGCTGCTGGGGAAGCCTTGCGTGTAGCAGAGGCTAGGATTGCTCCAGCATTCTTCATTGGTACGCCTTCTTTTTTAGCAATTGACTTTTGCGCTGCTGCAAAGCCCATGCCCTTTTTTGCTGCTGCCATTAGATGACTCCCGATTCTTTCATTACCTTCGCCGATTGCTTGGTAATCTTTGCTGCCGCTGGCATTGTGCCAGCATCAAATGCGACGCCGATCTTGTCGCTTGCTTCCTTTGCTTCTGCTACAGCCTTCATGGTTGTACCTGCAGGTTGGATGCCTTGTGAGCGAGCATCTGCATAAGCATCTAGTTCAGCATTCCACTTTTTGGTTGACATACCTTTGTTACCAGCGGCATCACCTGTGGAAAGTTCTAGAGTCTTGGCCTTGCAACCAAAGCAATCATCTACATACTCTGTGTGGCTAGCATGTTCAGATGGCACTTCATCGTACTTAGGAATTTCTGTAAATACTTCATCGCACTTGGTGCAACCATACTTGATAGGTACTGTGTCGTAGGTGGCGTTTAAGCCCCAATCAATTACCTTTGTTGTGTGCTGATGTGTCATTCTTCACCTGTCTAAAGAAGTTGAGGTTGCGTTGGATACGCTCTGTTTCTTCGCCATTGCCCTTAACGGCTTCTGCTGCAAAGATTATTGCTTCATCAATATGCTTGAGGTTGTAAGCAGCAATTGATGCAAGGTCATAGGACTTCCAGTCCCAAACTGCTGATTCGTAGCAGTAGTGGACGGAGCGAGGACGTTCCAAAGCGTTGATAGAAGCATCTAAGCATCTAGTCCAATCCTCACGGCGGTAAGCATCAATTGCTACGCCGTACCATGATTCACCTTCACGGGGAAGAAGTTGTACACCTTTGTCATACCAAGCGGTTGCTTGCTCATGCAAGCCCAGTTGGTGACTAGCCTCGCCTGCCCATCGGCAGACAGCGGCTTGTTCTACATCCCAACCATTGAGCGGTATTTGTTTTTCCGCTGACTCAATGACTTTCTGCCATTGGTGGTGGAAGTAATATTCTCTTGTCATGTATGTCCACATGCGAGGATCTTGCGGGTTTTCCTTGACAGCCATTTCCAGTAAGGTTAGATACTGTCCTCTGGATTTGTCGTTGTCTGGAAGGTGTTGTATAACGGCATCGCGGATGTCACAATCTCGTGTGCTACCTTGCCCGTACCACAGTTGCACTTCGTGGCATGGATATTTCCAGTACCAACCAAACCTTGAGTGGAGCCTGTCTCGTTCCCACTTTTGGCCAGTATCCATGCTGATCCAGCCAAGATGTGAACCTGGTATCCACTTTTTGCGGACCTTTTTAAAGAACGTTGGTTCTGGAACTTCGTCCATATCCAAGATAACGCAGACATCGGCATCCTCTGGTACAAGTGATAAGGCTGTGTTGCGAGCCACATCAAAGCGGAATGGTTCTAGGTGTATTTGATATACAGTTACGCCTAATGCTCGTAGCATATCCTGGCTACCATCGGTAGAACCAGTATCTACTACTACACGATAGTCAGCATCTTTAGTTGCCTCAACCCACCTAAGGATATGTTTAGCCTCATTTTTACAAATTGAGTAAGTTGCCATCTTGACCATAGCGCAATCCTATCACGGGCTATGCTATATCTCCTACAATCAACCATGTGTCTGTCGCAGTCTTAATGCAAGATGCGGCTGAATATTGCGCACGAGTCTTTGGAGCAGTTGAGACTGCACCTGTAGATTCAAGTGTGGTTGTACCCGATGTAACCGCTTGGATAGTAACGGCTCCCGTGCCTAGTTGGACAAGGCTAATTACTGTGCCAGTTGGGTAAGCCACTGAGGCATTGGTTGGGATACTGAAGGTCAAAGCAGACGAACTGTTCATTTGGACAAGCGTATTAGCGTCGCCAAGAACAGTTGTGTAGTTTGCTGTTTGGCTAGATACAGAAGTTACTACTGCTCCAGTTGCACCAGTTTGACCAGTTGCACCCGTTGCGCCTGTGGCACCAGTCGGTCCAGTAGGTCCAGTGCTTCCCGTAGAGCCAGTCTGTCCCGTTGCACCAGTAGCCCCTGTCGCTCCAGCCGCACCATTGCTTCCAGAAGGACCTGTTGGTCCTGTGGTTCCATTGCTGCCAGTCGCTCCAGTAGATCCTGTGTTGCCTGCTGAACCAGTTGCTCCTGTCGTTCCAACTACCGATGTATAGGTAAGACCTGTTGCGCCAGAGTTAACAACTAGCGCTTGACCTGCTGTGCCAATGGTTGTTAAACCAGTGCCACCCAAAGTCGTTGGCAGGATATTGCCATGTTGGGCCAGATCAGTAGTGGTGAAGCAATACCAAA